ATACCTGATGGTCCTGAGTAGTTTACAACTGCTTCCATCACATCTCTAATCCAAGACTTAAACATATAATCTTCCTTAGTAAGACAGATTAAATGATTAGTTCCTCTACGAATGATTCTACCAATCAAACCAGTATTCAGGTTCTCTACAATATCACCAATTCGGTAAATTTTATCGTTAACATACTGCTCACGTAAACCTTTGTGGTCAAACTTGGGAGCAATCTGCCACATCTCTACAACATCTTTTTTCTTCTTAATCTTCATCCCAGAACGGACGGCATTAAATAGTGCTTGTGTATCACCATCGTCTAATGTTTTAGGTGTGCCTCTACGGAATGAAGCAAAGTCATCTTCTACTACTGCCTTTCTCATCTTGGATGCAGACATTCCCTCAACACCCTCTGCCTCACTATCTCTAGCACCAGCAGAAATCACACGTATTTGATTAAACTCATACAACTCACCATTATATTTCTGTGCCAGATTCTCAAATTCTGCCTGACGGTCAGCACCTACAACAATATTAATATTATCATATCCATCTTCATTTGCAGCAACCAATACATCAAAAATAGATCTCATATTAGGATCATTAATAATATTCTCTTCATAATCAGAGAACATCTTCTTCATATAAGATACTTTCATATCAGCATCAAGTGGATTCTTCTTTGGATCCTGTGTCCTAGAAGGATATACTTTAAAGTCATCACCTTCTGCCATACGATCAGCAGACTTTAAAAGTTTTTCGTGGCCAACAGTAGGAGGATTAAATCTACCAAATACAACAGTTAGAGTACTAGTTGATCCTTCAGTATCTCCATCTTCTGGTTCACTAGTCTTTGCCTTTGCTTTAGGTTGCTCTTCTGGTTTAGCAGCAGGTTTGGTAGTAGCAGGTTGCTGTGCTGCTGATTTTCTACCATCACCTTCTTCTTTACCCTTTGCTTCCTTCTTATCAACAAACTTTAACTTACCGTCTTCGGTAGTTGCTACAAACTTACCACGGGAGTCTAACCAACCACCGTGTCCATCACTCTTTAGGTTTAACTTCTGTGCTTTAAGTGATGCTTCTGATTTTGCCTCACCTAAAAATTGAAAGAAACTTTTCATTTATATTGTTAGTTCTTATACTATATTTATCATTCCAATTTGTAGTAAGCAGCAGAGTACTTAGATTGACTCGATGCATACAAATACAGGTCTTCCATAAGTTGATCTCTTTTTTCACCACGGACACTCTCAATCCTATCAAGTAATTGTGTTACTTGAAGTTTGGAGTATAACCAAGAGTCCTGTGCATTCATCACAGTATCCATAATTTTTTCTTTCTGCGTCTTACTATATTTCTTATATCCTTCTAAAATTTCATCATATACCTTTGCCCTTTCTCTTCCTTTTACTCTATTTGCAGCATTTGTTGGGATTGAATTAACACCATGATTCTTCAAAATCATATTAACAGGACCTAAAGAAATCTTACCTTGATTTGCTTTAGTGCCCTTAACTTCACCCTGCCATCCAGTTAAAGAGTTAGGTCCTCCAAATGAACGGAACTGAATTTTAGTTCCACCATCCATATTGAGATAACCATCCATTGAAGTATCACTGTAAGTATATCCAGCATACTTTTTAGTTGCCTTCATACTATTTTGAATATTCTTCAAACTGATGCTAGCACTGTTTTGAATTTTCTTAAGTGATACTCCTATCAAAGTATTACTTTCAATTCTTTCTTGCATACATTGATTAAGACCAAGAATAGTTTTTTCTTTCTCCAAACAAGTAATATCAAAATTACTATTCGACATATAAATGTCAGCAGGAGACCACTTATTCAGGTCCATTCTCACACCTTCTAATCTCTTCACTCTCTTAAAACTATTCTCAATCTTATCTACAATTTTAGATCCCCGATGGAAAACAAACTTACCCTTACTACCAAAAGTATCCCATAATTTATTTGCACCAAGAGTACAAGAATCAATCCATACATCAGGCAAATCATTTAACATACTATCAGTTTTCTCATCAGTATCAAATGAACTGGCATATTTCTTAGCGTTTGCTTCTGTAATGTCCGCATTAGTAATATGCCTACCAAGACCAAAAGCAATGGCGGCATACAAACATTGAGATGCTTCCGTTAATTTTGTCAGTGAAGCACCTGCTCCTGATCCCGCAGAACCACCCTTTCTCTTATAGATTAACTGGACATTTCCACTAGGCGTATCTATCTGAGTACCAGTAAAAGAAGACTTACTAGCAGGTGTAGGACCATATCTAATTCTATTCTTGTCAAGAACTTCATGTATTTTTTGTCTTGCTTCTTCTCTATCTCCAGTAATAACTCTAATCTCAGTCACCCTAGCAGTTGCCTTGATAACTTGAGTTTCATAGTCTTGCAGAGACTCATTCAAAGATAGTAGTACTTCAGACTCCGTTGCCATCTTTTTATTTTTATTTATGGAGAATAGCGGACTCGAACCGCTGACAGCCTGCTTGCAAAGCAGGTGCTCTACCAACTGAGCTAATTCCCCTTGTTTCTTTCTTCTTTAGAAAGACGGAAATACATTTTATAGTATTTCCGTTTCATCTCATCAAGTGCAGCAGCATCTTCTAAAAAGTTTAACTTTCTACAATGTGCCGAACTACCTTCTAGTTCTCCAATTAATAATAGAAGATCAACAGGTTTCAAAGTTTGCCACTAACAACAGCATCTCCAATAACTCTGGTATATTGTTCAAGTGTTCCTTCCTGTTCACACATAAGATGCCAACGGGACATCTCAAACACACCATCATAAGTTGCTCCAGTTAAGAAGTTTTCTTTAGTATCTTTTCGGATACTTGTATACAAACCAAATCTTGTTTTATAAACATAGAATGCATCATCAATCCACTCTATATTATCGGTTTCAAGATTTGGTCTATTACTATTTTGGTCGCTCATTAACTCTCCTCGTTTTCAGCAATGGGGGTTTCTTTATCTTTATCTTTATCATTAAATCCGAATGGACCTGCTCCCTTTTCTTCTAGTGCTAACTTCAATGCAACACCGCCAATTGCTTCCATACATTTAAGAACATCTTCTGTCTTAGAACCTTCACCAAGTTCTTTTGCGATATACCAATACTTAGGCCAAAATGTTTCGCCTGCTCTTTGATAATCATCAAGTGTTAGTAGTTTCATTCTTTAGTTCCTCCTCAATTTGGTTATCTAATGTTTGAATAGTTTCACGAATATTAGTAATCCTTTCTGGAACACAGGTAGGATCATAAGTATAACGTTCTTGCTCTTTATATAATACGTGACGAATTGCAGCAGCGTTTTTTAGTTCAAGTTCAAGTTTAATCAAAGGTCTCCCTCCACACGGTTTTCGGAATGATGAACATCAAACTCACCGCCAGGATAACGTGCTTTGAGTTTCTCTACATTCATCTCAATCACTTCATCAAAGGTAGTATCAAGTGCCATACACGCCTGTGCCAGATACCAGCAGATGTCACCCAGTTCACGTTTCATATGAAAGACATTTTCCTCATTATAAGGTTTGCCTTGAAAGACAATCTTCTTTACAACCTCAGTGAACTCACCTGCTTCTGCAGATAGTCCAAGGGCAGCAGTTAGAAGTTGAGTTACATTAGTTCCACTAACTTCTAGTTCCGTTAGACGTGCTGCAAGGACAGGATAGTCAAGGCTAGGAGGACTGGTTACCCCATGTACAAAATCAAGGTATTTTTCAGTATCAACTTTAGTCATGAAAATCGGGGATAAATGGTTCTTGACAATTTTGAGGGAGTTCTTTAATTACTACTTCGTGCCAACTACCACCAACACCGCCGTCCATATTTACAACGATGTCTTTGGTTGGAAGTTGTTTACCAGAAGAAATATCAATGACATTACCAGGTAATGGAATGAACGAATAGTAGTGTCCTTCCCATCTACAGTTCCTCATACCAAGAAGAATAACTGCATCTTTTTCAGAACCACAGTCGGCAATCTTTTGACCTCTGGGATTAAATACAGAATAGTAACCGTTCAAAACTTAAATCCCTCAAATGATTTTTTTGGTTTTGTTTCCTCATTATTATACTCCTCTTCCTGTCCACTGTCAAGAATATCGTCCTGTGCAGACTGCTCACAATCATACAAACGCATCTTAGCCCGGTCAATACCAACTACAAACCTCTTGAAGATTGTTGGGTCGTTGTATCGGTTCTTTAATTGTTTCACCATAATTTGTCCAAGCCCTTCAAGGTCATCTGTAGAAATAAGGGCAAACATAAGATCAGCAGTAGCAGGGAGACCAAAGGACTCACTAGTGTCAGTGAGCTCAACATCACTGCTACCATAACCAGAACGAGTGGTCTGCGTGGCAGAAACGATAGGGACGTTTGCTTCGACAGCCAACCCTCGTAACTCTTCTGCAATTGCTTTAATATAAGAATATGAATTGACAGTGCTGTTTCCGCGATACCTAGAGGAAGCACATATATTAAGGTAATCAATGAAAATAATATCAGGTCTAAATGACTTCTTAAGTGCAAGTTCGTTAAGAAGTGATTTAAAGTGTCCACTGTGTGCTGATGCTGTAGGATATTCTTTGATTATAAGAGTGCCTTGCGTTTTTTGTGCAAGTTTTGTCACCTTATCCTCAAACATTACTTTTGGAAGGTCACCAATTTCTTGAATCGGGACATTGAGGAGGTTGGCATCAATTCGTTCAGCAATTTTTTCTTCTGCCATCTCCATTGTAATATAGAGAACGTTTCTCCCCTGGAACAACACGGAGCTAGCAACATGGCACATGAATAAAGATTTGCCGACACCTGTACCAGCAAGCGCGATGTTAAGAGTCTTGTTAGGTAAACCACCTTTTGTAATTTTGTTGAAGTATTCGAGGTCGAATTCAACTCTGTCCTCCTTTCTGTGATAGGTTTCATAACGTTGTTCATAGTCTCCAAGATAATCGTGACCAATATGAGTATCAAAACTCACTGCTAAAGCATCAGATAAGATGGCAGGAATAGCATCTCTACCTTTCTTCTCATCATTGTTATTGCCATCTGCTAAGGCAATTGATTCCATTAGCGCCAAGTATATAGCGCGATCTCGACACCACTTCTCTGTAGTATCAACCAACCATTCAAACTCAGAAATCTCTTCCTCAAAAGAAGCAATCAAACTAACTACTTCCTTGAAAGAAGAGTCATTTATGTCACTACGATTCTCTACTTCAATGCAAAGAATCTCTTTAGTTGCAACTTGATTGTACTTCTCGACAAAGTTCTGAATCTCTTCAAAGACAATCTTCTGATGATTGTCTTCAAAGTATTCTGGTTTGATGAATGGAATTACCTTTCGGAGATATTTTTCATTGTGTAGAAGGTTTCTAAGGATTAGAAACTCAACTTTCTCCATAACTAAACTCCTTCTGTGCGATTTGGTCTAACTGTTCCATCACTTCTTCAGTGAAGTATAC